GCCGCAAGGCCGTGCCCTACGCAGGACCAGTCAACTACGGGTGGCCCGCCCGCCACATCAAGCCACGTCTCTTCGTCAACAACGGCGTCGCCTCCACCGAGAGCCAATGGCAAAAGGTCTACAAGGACTTCATCGACAAGACACTGAAGCAAGTGAAAGGAAAATAATGGCAACCACGAGAATCACCTACACGGACGGTACCAGCGAGACCGTGCCGATCACGATGCGCGCGACATGCAAGGCCGAGGCGCACGCCATCGACGTGGGCTGGGGGCCAATCACCCAGTCACCCGTCCGTTCCGGCGCATACGCGGCCTACGCGGCCCTGCGCATGGCCGGCCGCAATCTGCCAGACTTCGAGCATTGGCTGGACACCGTGGCCTCATTCGACCTCGCTGCCGCGAAGGAGGAACCGGAAGAGGGAAACCCTACGGACTAGCCGCGTGGCCACAAGACTCGCTCGGCCGTCTCTCGTTCCTCCTGGCCAACCGTTTCGGCGGCACGCCATGGCAGTGGAGGAACGAGGCCGACGAATTGGATTGGGGCACCGGACTGGCCGAACTGCTCAAGGAAGCCGAATCACGGAAGGAGTGAAACGTGGCGCACAGCGCGATCATGAGCGTGCGCATCACCGGCAACGCCGATGATGCCGTCAAGGCGTTCGAGAAGACCACTACGAAGGCGGCCGCTTTCGGCAGCGCCATCGGCGGATTGGCCGTCAAGGGCGTGACCGCGCTGTGGGACACGGTAAAGGGCTTCGCCGGCGATGTGGTGAACATGTCGGACAGCACCGACAAGTTCATGAACACCATGAGCTTCGCCGGCATCGACACCAAAGCCGTGCAGGCAGCCGCGAAGGAAACCCGCAAATACGCCGACGACACCGTGTACGGGCTCGATGACATCCAGAACACCACCGCGCAGCTCGCGGCAAACGGCATCGGCAACTACATGGAACTGACCGAGGCGGCCGGCAACCTCAACGCGGTGGCCGGAGGCAACGCCGACAGTTTCAAGAGCGTCGCGATGATGCTCACCCAGACGGCCGGCGCGGGAAAATTGACCACGGAGAACTGGAACCAGCTTGCCGACGCCATTCCGGGCGCGTCCGGCAAACTCCAGGAGGCGCTGCTGAAGAACGGCGCGTATACGGGCAACTTCCGCGACGCCATGTCCAAGGGCGAGATCACCGCAGACGAGTTCAACAAGGCGCTCATGGACCTCGGCATGACCGACGTGGCGAAACAGGCCGCGACATCGACCAGCACCATCGAGGGAGCCATGGGAAACCTCGAAGCCGCCGTGACCGGCGGTCTGACCGACGCGTTCAACCTGTTCAAACCGGCCGTGACGGGCGGCATCAACGCCGCATCGGCCGCCGTGACCAGCCTCGCTACCACCGGTGTCCAGGGATTGCAGACGTTCTTCGGCCAGGTCAAGGACACCGGAGCGTTCACCTCGCTGCAGTCGGCCGCGCAGTCGGTCGGCGGTGGACTCCAATCACTGTGGACCGGCATCATGGCCGTCGTGAACGCGATGACCGGAGGACAGCCCGCCGGAACCGCGTTCGGCAACGCACTCAACACCGTCGCAACCGCCGCGCAGACGGTCGGCGGCTGGCTGAAGACCGCAGGCAACTGGATCAGCCAGAATCTGGATCTTGTGACCCCGCTCGTCGCCGCGATCGGCGGCGCAGTGGCAGCCGTCACCGCCGTGACCACCGCAATGCAGGTCGCCGCCGTCGCTCAGGCGGTGCTCAACGCGGTCATGGCCGCGAACCCGATCATGCTGGTCATCACGCTCATCGCCGCGCTCACGGCCGTACTCACCTACTTCTTTACCTGCACCAACACCGGCCGGGCCGTGTGGTCGAGCTTCACGAGTTTCCTGGGCTCCTGCGTGCAGGGCATCACCGGTTTCTTCTCCGGCCTCGGCTCCACCATCGTCGGCATCTTCAGCTCGGCGGCGAACGGTGCTAGGAACGCGTGGAACGGCGTGGTCGGCTGGTTCCGAGGCCTGCCGGGCACCATTGGCGGTTTCTTCTCCAACGCCGGCAGCATCCTCGTCAACGCAGGCGCAAGCATCATCAACGGCTTCTGGGACGGCCTCAAAGGCGCCTGGAACAACGTGACCGGCTGGATCAGCGGCATCGGCGACTGGATCAAGGCCCACAAAGGCCCGATCAGCTACGACCGTCGCCTGCTCATCCCCGCCGGCCAGGCCATCATGACCGGCTTCGCCCAGGGCCTCAACACCGGGTTCGACAGCAACGTCGAAACCGCCATCGGCCGCGCCAACCGCAGACTAGCGGCCATGCCACTCAACCTCTCCGCCCAAGGCAACACGGCCACGCCAGCCGTGATCAACACCTGGAACGTGGAAATCAACGGCGAGGTCATCGACAAGGACGGCACCGCCAAGGCCATCAAACGGCTCCTGGCCGACTACGACGCAAGGAGGTCATGAGATAGATGCAGCAATGCTTCATGTTCATCGACACAGGCAACGGCACCGGCTGGACACCGGTGAACGATTCCACCAAGGATGTAGCGGCCCTGGACTCTTTCACCATCGATTGGGGAAGTGACGGCATCGACGAACAACCCGAACCTGCCGTGATGTCGTTCACCCTCCGCGACCGCACCGGACGGCTCGCAGGCCAGGCATTGACACTGGCCGGCATGAAAGTGGTCGTCCAATTCTCCAACCAGCCTCGATGGATGGACCTGACGCCAGCGATGGGCTGCTGGCGCGATCTGCGCATCCCCATCGACTCGCTCCACAAGATGTATTCGCCAGACTCGCCATACTCGCCAGACTCGCCATCCGAAACAATGTTCGCCGGCAGCGTGTCCACCGGCGGCAGCATCGAACCGGCCAGCGACGGCGGATGGCTGCTCAAACTCTCCGCCACATCGAGGATGGCCATATGGAAACGCCTGCAATCCCAAGGACCGACAGACACGGCCGCGAAATGGAACGGCGCGCACTGGATAGGCACGCCATCCGCACGCCTCAAGGAGATGAACCGCAGGGCCTCGGCGCAGGGAGCGCCGGAAGCCCAACTGGACGGGCTCGCCCTGCCGTCAAGCGTCGCACCATACACGCCATCCGACCACCCATCGCAGCTCGACCTGCTGCACCGGCTCACCGTCGGGCCACGACTCCCTCAATGGCACGAAGTCTACGACGGCGCGGCATCCACCATCAGGCCGCTGTTCCTCGCCGACCCAATCGCCGTGCATCTGTCAACCGATGGCCGACTCAACGTCCTCACCGACGGAGAGACACGATACGCACTCTCGGCGGCCGACATCGAGGCATCGACGGATCTGAGCATCACCGAACCTTTGACACAGGTCGTCATCAACGCGAAACGCGTCAAATCGGACAACGGCAAGCTCTCTTTCGACGACGTGGAGATCACGATGGGAGACCAGGACCGTCTGCCACCACAATTGACCGTCATGCAGAAGAGCCTCACCGTCGATTCCGACATGCTCGCCGTGGACGACTCGGGCGGTGTATGGAACAGCGGCGGCACCTCGAACGTCAGCGCCACGGACCGCGCCAACATCGCGCAATGGCTCGAATCGCACGACCTGCGCATGGTACCGGAGACAGTGACGTTCAACAGCACGCGAATCGACCCGGCACGCCGGCCATGGCTGTACAAGGCAAGCCCATCCGGCCCATTCATCATCGTCAAGGCCAAATCGTCGGCCCTGACCGGCTCAGACGGCCGACCGTCCTTCACCGGCCCCATCACGACCATCGGCGGGACGCTCTCATACCGGTGGCGTTCGGGCAAGCCCACACTCACCCAGGAAGCGACGCTGGCCGCGCTCCGGCCGCTGCTGACGGAACGGATCACATGGGCCGACCTGCCCACCCTCAGCTGGCAGCAGCTCGACCTGCACATCTGCGACCTCTCGATGATCCAGATCATCGACACTTCTTCGCCCACCGCCGAAAAGGAAGGAACACAATGACAGCAACAACACCCATCTACGGGCTCTCATATCCGGAAGGCTCCGACCTCGTGTCATCTGCGGCGGGGTCGTTCAAGGCCATGGCCGACACCTTCGAGACCGCGCTGGACACCGTCGACAGACGCTCCACCCCAGCCGGTGCGACACCTGTGATCGCCACCACGCTCGAATCGCTGAAGGCACAGACGGCCACGGTCGGCCAGACCGGCTTCGTCACCTCGGACGGCGACAACACCGGCCCGTACATCTGGGACGGGACCAGCTGGCATCACGCACACTGGTACACCGCCGATGACAAAGCCAAAACAACGCTCGTCAACAAATCAGGCTGGAAATGCGAATACATGATGAAACATGGATTCGTTTACGTCACGGTTAATCTTTCGGACAGTGGCACCAAAGGATGGAGCGAAAGCCAAATGCCAGGCACACTCCCCGAAGAAGCACGACCGCCGCTCGAACTGAATTTCGCACCGATGTGCTCCAACAACAATTCAATCGGTGTATTCATCGTCAAACCCACCGGAGTCATCGTCTACTCGCGTCGCGGAGGCGGGCAAATCTCCGACAATCGTTATGCAACCATGATGTGGCCGGCCGCATGACGGATCTCATCATCGCCATCGTCGGCGCGGTCGGCGCGGTCGTCGGCGCACTGGTCTCCACCCTCTCGGCCGCCGCCAAGAACAAGATGGAAGCCTACAGGCTCGCACAGAAGATGCAGGCCGACAACCAACGCCTCTGGCAATGGAACCGGCAACTCATCGACCACATCTACCGCCGCGCCCCACCACCACCGCCGGAACCACCTGAAGACCTTTTCAACTAAGAACGGAGCCAACATGAGCGACATCATCTGGAAAGGAAGCCCGAACCACTACGTGGGACGCAACGGCTACGGCGTCACCCACATCACTTTGCACATCATGGTCGGATACCTAGCCGGCACCGATGCCACGTTCGCCAACCAGTCAAGCCGCGCCTCGGCCCACTACGGCATCGGCGCGACCGGAGAGATCCACCAATACGTGTCGGAACTCGACGGCAGTTATTCCGACGCGAACTACGCGTCTAACAATTCGACCATCAGCATCGAGCATGAGGGAGGAATGTCCAACGGCGCGGTCTGCACCCAGGCGTGCATCGACGCAAGCGCGCGCCTCTGCGCCGACATCGCGCTCAGGTACGGGTGGACGAAACTGTGGCACGACGGGCTGAAAGGCAACGTATGGCTACACCGGGAGATCCCAGGCACAGACCACCTCGCCTGCCCCGACCTCGCACCCAACGGCCTGCCATACAAGCAGATCATCGACAAAGCAAATCAGATACTCGAAGGAGGCTCCATGTCAAACGCAGGAGACGAAGTATGGAACTGGGCCTACAAGCCCAACGGGAAGAACGCCACACCGGGCGGCAACATGTACAACCTGCTCGCCTACGAGCTGCCGCAGCGTGTCCGTGACAGCATCATGCAATACAGCTACAAGGGCTCAGCACCGGGCGGCAACATCTACAACACAATCTGCTTCGAGATCCCAGGAATGCTGAAACAGCTCACCAAAACCATCGAGACGCAGCAGCAGCAGATCAGCGAACTGTCCGAAAAAATCAGCAAGCTGGAAGGGACCACGAAATGACCGACACGACGGAAAACCGACTACCGACGGCCAACACAACGGAATATGACGCAATGCCAGTCTCGGCGCAGATCATGGCCGCCACCGATGACGACGCCGAGGCATCGACGCCGAGAATCGACGGCGGCACAATATCCAGATTCCTCGTGCTGCTCCTTGCGCTTGTCAACCAGGCACTGACCATGTTCGGCCATCCGGTGCTCAACATCGATGACACGACCATCACGCAGCTCGTGAGCCTCGCATGGACAGCCGGCAGCGCCATCTGGTGCTACTGGAAGGACAACGACGTGACCACGAAGGCTCGCGTCAAAAAGGCGAGGCTATCGGCACGTCACGCGGCCTAAATAAGACGGACGGCCGCCATGGCTTCTCTCAGACGGCCGTCCGGCATCGCCACGTAATGCTCCGTGGTCTCAACCGATTCATGGCCGAGCAGTTCCGCGACCACGAACAGGTCGTGTGTGGCGGCGTATGCCGTGGTGGCAAAACGGTGCCGCAACGTGTGCGCGGCGTACCCGTCCGGCAGCAGGCGGCTGATGTGGTCCCCGATATAGGACTCCTCGACGTGGCCGCCGAACCGGCCAGGGAACAGGTAGCCCCGCGCGTCCATGATGATGCCGGCCAGATCGTCCGGCAACGGCACTATGCGCTGCTTGTCGCCTTTGCCGCGCACGATCAATGACCGGCCGGCGCTGTCTGCCACCACGTCATCGCTGTGAACCCGCGCAATCTCGCCACGCCGCAGTCCGCACTCCGCGCCCAGCCGGATCATGAGTCTTTCCGACGTCGTGGCCATCTTCATCGCCGCAGCGATGTAACGGTCCGGGCATGGTCTGGGATGCGCGTGCGGCTTCTTCACCCTTGGCACGTCCAGACTCGGATCATCCGACCGTCTGCCGCTTTTATGCAGCCATCGGAAGAACGACGATATGGTGTTCCTGTACGCTTTGCGCGTCTCGGGTTTCCATTGCTGCCGTGCGAACGCCTGCACGATCTGCTCCGTGGTCACGTCTTCGGGACCTGATGGCATGAGCAATGTCGCGAGATGCACCATCTTGTATCGACGGCTTTTGATTGTCTGTGCTGATAGGCCGGCCGCCCTAAGGGTGTCAGTCCACCCGTTGATGCTTTTGCGCCATGGGACCGGTGCGCTGATCTTGTTTCTCATGATTCATCATGCACCCCTAGCTTTAAGCGACTAAACTGAGCTTGGATAAGCTCAGAAGCCCCATGGATTTGAACCTTGGACCTCTGGGGACACCAGAGGTCCAA